GGACATAAATGGTAGAGTGTTGAATAAACCTATTGATGAGAACAACCACGCTATTGATGCAGTACGATACGCAACATACAACCGACTCAGTAGACCTAACTACGGAAGGTACGCTGTAAGATAAATCAGTTACTTGGATATGAAGGTAGACATCATTGTACCGGAAGGACTACACGAGATTACGCTCGAGCAGTATCAGAAGTTTCTTGCTCTAAAAAGTGAGGACGATATCTTCTTGACACAAAAGTGTGTTGAGATATTCTGCAACGTGCCGTTGCTTATTGTAGACCGTATGCCATACAACAAGGTAAATAGCCTTGCTAAGCGTGTATTTAATTACTTCGGAGGGAAGCCTTCGCTAAAAAAACAAACGACTCTTAGAAAGCGTTTATTTGGCTTCATACCGAACTTAGAACAAATAAGCCTTGGGGAATACGTAGACCTTGACAACAACATAACGGATTGGCAGAATATGCACCGAGCTATAGCTGTGCTGTATCGACCGATAGTCTCAGAAGCAAGAGAGCTATATGAGATAGAAGAATATGACGGCACTGATAAGTATGCCGACTATATGAAGGAGGTTACAATGGACGTGGTATTGGGAGCGTTGGTTTTTTTTTATCATTTAGGAACGGACTTAGCGACAGCTATGATGGACTATTTGGAGGAGGAGAGCAAGACCTTAGCGCACAAGCAAACTTCGGAAGAAAGTGGGGTTGGTATAGCAGCTTCTATCAACTCTCTCAAGGAGACGTTACAAGATTTGAAGCAGTTAGCCGACTTCCCTTACATACCGCATTGATGTATTTGGAGTTCGAAAAAGAGAAAACGGATATAGAACGTAAGTTACTTAAAGTATGAGAGGATACTACGACATATTAGAAAAGCTACGCACAACGCTCGAGTCAAACGAGAGCATCAACACAGTAACGGAAGGAGACTTACTTGATGTGGACTTAGCCAAGCAGACAATCTTTCCATTGGCTCATATCGTGATTCAGAACGTAACGTTCCAAGAGCATACTATGACGTTCAATATGAACATACTATTTATGGACGTAGTGGACTTCAACAAGGACGAGCCTAAAGCGGGCATACCATTCCGAGGTAACGACAACGAGCAAGATGTGTTGAACACAATGCTCGCAGTAGCCAATAGAATGTGGAGTGTGCTATCAAGAGGTGGTTTATTCCAAGACAAGTTTCAGATAGAAGGCAGTCCTTCTTGTGAGCCATTCGTAGAAAGGTTTGATAACCAAGTAGCCGGTTGGGATATGACTTTGAATATCTCAATACCGAACACCGACATATCAGCTTGTTAGTGTGGGACTGTTCAAGACCACATACCTCAAGGAGACGTTTGAGAGCTTCGGTAAGTACGTTGTACAACAAAGCCGAAGCAACCTAACCAAAAAGAAAAAGAACGTCTCTAAGACGCTCTATGATAGTTTGGGTTACGACTTCCGAGCAAGTGGCTCGGGTGCATCGTTTAGCTTTGTGTTCGAGATGGAGGACTACGGAGAGTTCCAAGACAAAGGTGTGAGTGGTATCAAGAAGAAGTACAATACGCCATACAGCTACAAGAACAAGATGCCACCTCGAGGTCCTATTGATAAGTGGGTTGTTCGCAAAGGTCTCAAGGGAGTGCGAGATGAGCAAGGTAGATTCGTATCTCGTAAGAGTCTAAGCTATTTAATACAAAGACATCTGTACTACAATGGCATCAAACCAAGTTACTTCTTTACAAGGGCATTCAAGTTGGGCTTTCAGAAGCTACCTTCTGACATACGAACAGCATTCAAACTTGATGTCGAAGAATTTATGAAGTTCACACTAAAAAGTATATTCTAATGCCAAGCATTATTGCACCTTCAACACTTTCAGTCGCAAGAAGCCCGATATTCGTTACCGTTGCCGGAGCAGTAAACGAGATTCAGTCTATTGTGGACTGCACAATAAAGGTTTTTATATGGAGTGGTTCTTACTCAAGCCGTCCTACCAATCCCGACTACACGCTGTTCAGAGATAAGTTTGTTTCTAACGCAGAGGAAGTTGGGTTTGACATAGCACCTTTGGTTCGTGAAGAACTTGGTGGTGTTTTTGACACCAACATTACAAGAAACTCACCAACATCAGAACAAAACAACAACGTTGTTTGGGTAGATGTAGATTATATAATTAACTACTATTCAGTATCAGCACCAACAGTTATAACTAACGCTACGGGAAGCTCAAGCACTTTTCCGGTTTCAGAAGGATACTATGGATACGAGCAAGACTTAGATTCAGCAGTTATCATAGCGGGTTTTTTGAACAACGCAACAACAATACATACCAAAACAAGTGGTAATGAAATGGTTTCTTTGTGGCTTGGTTCTTACGGAGCTGAAACGATAGATAGTGTTAGGTACAAGGTAGGTGGTGTAACAAAGCATACTTTTGATATTACAAGTTATCAAGCTAATGTTCAGCCGGAGAATCAAATTACTCGTATTCCTATCGGAGATACCGGCTTGAATAATTGGCTAACAAGCGATGGCTATACCGGAGCATCTTCAGATAGACCTATCAATCAAGATACTTATCAAATTGTACTTGTTGATGACGGCTCAAATGAGGTAGCAACACTCAACGTAGTGAAAGAGTGTGAGCCTAAGTACACAATACAGACAATACGCTTCTTAAACAAATATGGAACTTGGGAGTTCTTGAACTTTTTCAAGCGTAGTGATGATGACTTTGAGGTGCAACACGAACAATATCGCAAGGGTAACTTGACCATAAGCAGAAGCGGAGTCTCTCACGATACTGACCTTGAGCAATACAAACGTATCAACACAAATGGTAAACTAAAGATTACCTTGAACACCGGTTGGGTAGATGAGAGCAACAGCGATACTATCAAAGACCTTATGATGAGCGAGAGAGTTATGTTGGACACTTCTCCGGTCAATGTTATAAGTGGCTCAATGAGGCTACAAAAGTCTATTAACGACAAGATGATTAACTACACGATTGAGGTAGAACAAGCATTCGACACAAGGTATGTATAGAGTAGAGCTTTACATTGATGGTGTATTAGCGGATATGTTTGGTGATGAGTCAATAGAAATGACTCTAACCACTCAAAACGTAAAAGATATATCCAAGAACTTTGGAGACTATACTAACGGATTTACGTTACCGGCATCACCTAAGAACAACGGCATATTCAAGCACTACTACAATGTTGATTTGTTAGGTGGCTTTGATGCCAACCTAAGAGTCGATGCTTTCATAGAGATAAACAACAATTTATTTCGTCAAGGCGTATTAGAGCTTGAGGAGGTTCAACTAAAGAACAACGAGCCCACTGCCTACTCCGTAACCTTTTACAGCAACACAACGTCCCTAAAGGACTTGTTTGGTGAAGATACGCTCAACGACCTTGACCTCTCAGCTCAAGACCATACTTACAACGACACGAATCTTATCAATGGGCTTGTTAATTATGTAGCCGGCACGGGAGATGCTGTAATCTACCCATTGATATCACCGGTTCGTACTTGGTATTACAATAGTAGCGGAAGCGACCACGAACCCGAGAACATTTATTACCATTCCGGACACAACGAACACGGAGTATTCTTCTATGACCTCAAACCGGCAGTCAAACTGCAAAAGATTATAGATGCTATTGAGACCAAGTATGGTGTAACCTTTGATAGCGATTTCTTTGCAACGGCTGACTTTGGTAAGTTGTTTATGTGGTGTCATAGGAGAGCCGGATATATGTTCAAAGACCAAGAGTTTGGGTTCACACCGACACCTATTCAGTTTACTTCAGCGACAAATAGTAATTGGGATTTGTCAAGCCACAGCCTAACGATAGACAACACGAGTTGGACTAACGCTGCCGGACAACACATCATAGGTTACAGCTACGATATCACATCAACCTCAGACTACAAGATACAAGCATTTGTAAACGGAGAGATGCGGACAAGCAGACCACATAGTGGTGATGTAACCGGTCAGTTTGTACGCTTGGGAGAGGTTCAGTTTGGAGATGTGATAGACTTTAGGATATCCGTTCCCGATGATTGGAACGGAAGTCCAATAACGATAAATACGATAGACTTAGACATTGACTACTTTGATGGAACATACAAGACTATTGTTGATGTATCAAGGTCTACAAACCAATCTGTAACACGCAAAGTATTTATTGCCGACCAACTGCCCGAGCAAAAGATTACAGACTTCATAGGGAGTCTAATACGAGCCTTTAATTTGGCTATTTCAACCAAAGGAAATATGGCTTACTATGTTGAGCCGTTAGACGATTGGTATGCTGACGGAACAACACACGAAATATCTAAACACATAGACACGAGCTCAAGCTCGGTCAAAAAAACAGAATTATATCGAAGAATATCATTCAGCTATAACGAAACGGAAGCAATTCTTGGAGAACAGTTTAGGTTGCAGAACGATATTGGCTATGGTGATTTACGAGCCGACTTCAACTATGACGGAGAGGACTTTGATATTGAGGTTGGCTTCGACAATATGTTGTTTGAGAGACTCACCGACCAAACCGGTGGAGCATTGACAAGCATAGGAATAGGGAGAAGTGTAACAAGAGAGCTTGAGCCTTACATCGGCTCACCTTTTATCTTCTATCTTGCCGGTCAAGTTACCTCGGGAGAATCATTCGGCTACATTCCAAGTGGCAACAGCCCTACGGAAGTTGAGGTAACATCATATCACTTGCCGAGCAATGTAAATGCCCTCACAGCACCGGACGTTACCAAGACCTTGAATTTTGGAGGAGAGATTGACCCTTACATTAGGGTAACATTTAATGAAGGTCTATACGATACGTATTGGAAAGATTATATAACAGATTTGTATGATGCGAGTCGTAGACTTTTTGTTATGAATGCACGTTTGCCGTTGCATATAATGCTTAACTTGAAGAACAACGACAAGCTAACAATCAATGCAAGAGACTATATCATAAACAGCATAAAGATGAACCTCACTACCGGTGAGGCATCACTCGAATTGCTCAACGATGTGTAAAATATGACCTACTTACGTTACTTGATAGAAGCACTTCCATACGTTGAGGCTAAAACGGAGAACCTTGCCATTGCAAAGGGCAAGTACCAAGAGCCAAAGACTTGGACACAATACCTAAAAAAGCTAAAGAATGGCTATTAAAGAAACAGTTCAGATTGATGTAGACACTAATGCCGACAAGGCAGCAGATGACCTTACGTCAGCCATTCGAGACTTGCAGAAAGCCGTTGAGCAAATGTCTACTTCTATGAATGATGGCTTTTCTGAAGCCAATCAGAACATAAGCAAGGTAGACGAAGGAATCAAAGACGTAGGGGATAGTGCTAAGGATAGTGCTAAGTCTACCGGTAAGCTCGGTAAGGCATTTGGTAATCTCGGAAAGACATCGGGTATTTTCTTCATTATAGATGGTGCGCTTAGCATCATCAAGGACTTGTTTATGGAGAACCAAATTGCCGTTGATGCCTTCAATACGGTATTTGAGTTCCTATCTATCGCAGTAAACGACTTCATCAATTTTATTGTTGGCAACACCGACAAGGTAGTAGGCTTCTTCAAGTCAATCTTTGATGACCCGAAACAAGCGATGATAGACTTCAAGGACGCTTTCGTTGAGAACATAATTGAGCGTTTTAATTCCTTCTTAGACACACTTGGTTTTATCGCAAGTGCAGTCAAAAAGGTTTTTAGCGGTGATTTCAAAGGTGCGTTAGAAGATGTTAAGAATGCCGGTAAGGAAGTTGTCGATGTATTCACCGGAGTCGATGGAAGTTTCGACAAGGCTGCGGAGGCAACATCTAAATACGTCAAAGAAACGGCAAAAGCAGCATCAGAGAACGTCAAACTTGCAAAGGCGGCAGAGCTTGCCGATGTAAAGAGACAAGGACTCTTAGAGAAGTATGATTTGGAGGCTGAGAAGCTACGACAAATCAGAGACTCGGAACGCAATACTCTTGAGGAGAGAATACAAGCCAACAAAGACCTTGGCGATGTACTCGACAAGCAAGAGAAAGAGATGTTGGCTCAAGCTCAAATAAGGCTCGACCTTGCTCAAAAAGAAGCCGACAAAAAGAAGGGTAACCTCGAAGCAGAAAAAGCTCTTATAGAGGCTAAAAACGAGATGGCGGGTATCGAGGCACAGATTACCGGTATGAGAGCCGAGCAGTTATCCAACGAGGAGGCATTGCTTCGTGAATCTTTAGAGCTTACAAGAGGCAAGGCAGAAGCCGAGCAAGAGGCAGCTCAAATGGAGAAACAAGCATTGATAGATGCGGAGATAGATGTGCTAAAACGCATTGAGCTTGAGAAAGAGTTAGCTGAGGAAGTCAAGAACGGACGTATTGGGTTGATTGATGAGGAACTTGCTATCACAAAAGAGGGTACGCTACGCTATCAAGAGTTGCTCAACGAGAGGTTACTTGCAGAAGCAGAATATCAAGCAGAAAGCAATCGTCTTGACAAAGAAACGGAAGATGAGAAGTTGGTAAGGAGACAAGAATCTCAAGCTGCCTACACACAAATAGCCTCTCAAGGCTTTGATGCGTTGTCCGCATTGTCAGAGGCATTTGCCGGAGATAGTGAGGAGCAACAAAGGAGAGCATTTGGAGTGCAAAAGGCATTGTCTATGGCTAATACTGTTATTGGCACTTACGAGGCTGCACAAAACGCATTTACAACAGCGCAGAAAAGCCCTATTACCGCAGTCAATCCGGCATATCCTTACATTCAAGCCGGTCTTGCAACAGCATTTGGTGTTGCTAAGTTAGCAAGTATTGCTCGTACAAAGTTTGATAGCTCAAGTCAGCCTTCACCCGACTCGGACTCGGGAGGTGCGCCAAGTGCTATGATACCGCAATTTAATGTTGTAGGTGCAAGTGGCACTAACGCCATTGCTCAAAGTTTACAACAGCAAGGTCCGGTACGTGCGTACGTTGTAGGAAGCGATGTAACTTCGCAACAAGAATTAGACAGAAGAAGAATAAATAATACATCATTGTGAGAATAGTAGAACTTATACTTGACGAAGAAGAAATGCTGAGTGGCGTACAAGCCATTAGCATCGTAGAATATCCGGCAATAGAATCTGACTTCATAACGCTATCGAAAGAGCAAGAGATAAAACTTGCAGAGGTAGACAAGGAGAAGCGTATTCTTATGGGACCGGCATTGATACCTAACAAGACAATCTTTCGCAAGAAAGAAGATGACGAATACTACATATACTTTTCTAAGGATACGGTACGCAAGGCAAGTGAGTTGTTCCTAACGAGAGGCAATCAAAACAAGAGCACACTTGAGCATAGCTTCGAGCTTCAAGGCTTGAGTGTTGTTGAGTCTTGGATTGTTGAGAGTGATGAGGACAAGAGCAAGGCATACGGATTTGATGTTCCCGAAGGAACGTGGATGGTAAGTATGAAAGTCTACAACGATGAGGTGTGGGAAGATTACGTCAAAGAAGGTAAGGTCAAAGGATTCTCAATAGAAGGTTACTTTGCCGACAAGGTAAATATGAGTGCCGAGAGTGAGGAGGAAATGGAAGCTCAAATTAAATTAGATAGTATTAAAAATGTTATTTTAGAGGCTTTAGGGAACAAATCACATAAATTAGAACTGAATATCCTTAGTGACTTTACGTTAGGTTCAATGGATTTGAAAAAGGCAGTGGAAAAACTTGAGACTGAGCTAAAGGAAGTTAGCAGAACAGTTTCTTCTATGGTAAAAAATATTGAGAGTGATTTTTCTAAGGCTGAAAATGCTTATAAAGAAATACAGAAAAAGTCAAAAGAGTTGGGTATTTCATTTAAAGATTTAGCGGGACCAATTTCTATTAAGGTTTTTGAAGAGGCTAAAAATAATTACAAAAAGTACAAAAATATCGCTAAACAGATTTCTAAAATAAGTTAAGGATATGAACGAAAAAGAAGCATCTCTAAAAATAAACCTTATTCGTGCCCTCATCAATGAAGAACTTCTTGAAGAAAAAGGTATCGAACTTGAAAGTTACTCGGACTATGGTGAGGGTGTTCGTAACAATGCAAAGAAAGGTATTGAGATGAACAAAAAGGTGGACAACAAATGCGCCACGCAAGTGGGCAAGGTACGTGCTCAGCAACTTGCTAACGGAGAGAAGATAACAGTCGCTACGATTAAAAGAATGTATTCGTATCTTTCACGAGCAGAACCTAACTATGACCCGAGCGACTCTAAGGCTTGTGGTACTATTAGCTTCTTGCTGTGGGGAGGCAAAGCCGGACTCGGTTGGTCAAGAAACAAGCTAAGAGAATTAGGAGAGATAGAGTAAAAATGAAACAAGTAAAAAACAAATAGTTAATTAGTTATGAGTGCAAAAGAAACCTTATCTAAGATTGCCGGTATGCTGAATGTAGACTTGGCAGAAGAAATCGCTTTAGAGAGCGTTAAATTAGAAAACGGGGCAGTGCTTGAGGCGGAGAAGTTCGAAGCCGGAGAGAGTGTCTTTATAGCCACAGAGGACGAGAAAGTCGCTGTACCTATTGGCGAGTACAAAATGGAAGATGGTCGTACCCTCGTTGTAGAAGAAGAAGGTTTGATTGCTTCTATCCTTGAAGCCGGTGAGGAGAAAGAGGAAGAAGAAGTCGAAGTCGAGGCTGCTGAAGAAGAAGAAAAAGAGGAAGAAATGGCTTACGCTACCAAAGAAGAATTAGGAGCTGCGATGGACGAACTCAAAGAGATGATTGAGGAAGTCAAGCAAATGGTTTCTCCAAAAGAGGAGAAAGAAGATATGAGCGCAGAGGAGACTGTTGTGGAAGATACCAAAGAGGAACTTTCAGCACAAGAACCGGCTGCGAAACCTATTAAGTCAAATCCGGAAGCTAAGGCTAAAAAGGATATGATTCAGTTTGGCTCAAATCGTGGTCAATCTACATTAGACCGTGTATTCTCTAAAATGTCAAGATAATGAAGCAAGTTCAAAAAGTATGGGAGCAGTTAGCTTCCCAAAAGGTAGAGCTTAGCAAGATTCAAGACCTAAAAGCTCTTGCACAAGAGGCAAGGTCGCTTCCAAGTTTTATGGAAATCACCTCTGACCTTGACAGAATTTCGGGTATGTTAAACGAAATGACAAGAGAAGCAAGAAGGGTAGTGACTGATGCTCGAAGCATTACTAAAGAATACGGCTCTCTTGTTCGTGAAATAGAAGCAACAGCGAAAGAACTTGGAGTTAGTTACAACGACTTAGGAATCCAAAGCGATATGGAGGCTTTGACTAATGTAGAGTTGGATATGGAATTGTACGAAGCGTTAGATGCTGAACTACCGATAGCAAAAAGAGCTATTGACGATTTAATGATGTAATTATGAAGAAGATAGAATCAGTATGGGCGGATATTACCGCCAAGAATGAAGCGTACAAGCAGAAATTCTCCAAGCAAGAGAAGGTAGATTTATCTGAACTTGAGAAGGTAGAACTTGGTGTTATTGATGAGCTAAAGTCTCTTGAGAAACAAGCTCGTGATATTGCCTCAGACCGTATTGCAGAATCAAAAGAAGTTGAAAAACTATATCAGCGAGTAAACAAAGAAAACTTTGCAGCAAAAGAAAAGATTGATGGGTTTAGAAAAGAGGCTTTCAGAATAGCTATGGACGCAGAACGAGTTTTAAAAGACTTAGGAATGGACGTTCCAAATGAGCTTTTTACAAGAGTCGATGCCGTTGCTGAAGCCGGTGGCAAAATACCTACAAGTAGAAACGCTAATGTTTTTTCAATTTAATAAATAAAACAAAATGGCAATAACAAACGTAGACACCACGCATTCGGTGTCAAACATATCAAACCCTCCGACAAGAATCGCTCTTGAAACGAACACTATCAGCGCATCAGCAACCCTTACCAAAGGAGATAGCGGTGAAGTTTTCTTTTTAAGCGGTGCAGTTGGTGGTACTGTTACAATGCCGGCACCCTTTGCCGGTGGGCGAGTAAAGTTTGTAATGACTGAAAATGACCCTACAACAGCTTTCACTATTGATTGTGGTGCGGGGTTGCTTATGGGTAACTTACAAAACGCATCGGGACACGCAAGAGCAAACAACGACCAAAACGTTGTGTTTGGAACAACATCAGTAAAAGGAGACTTTGCAGATTTTTGTTCTGACGGAACAAATTGGTATGTTGCTGCAACAACAGCAATCAGTGGAGCAATTACATTTAGTTAAAAATAAAAATAATCAATAATTAGTATGGCAACAACTACTAACATTACATCTACTTATGCCGGTGAATTTGCCGGTAAGTATATTAGTGCAGCGTTACTTTCTGCTGACACTATCGAGAACGGTGGTATTACCGTTAAACCTAACGTGAAGTACAAAGAGGTATTGAAAAAGGTATCAACAGATGACATCGTAAAAGATGGCTCTTGTGATTTCTCTGATACTTCTACATTGACTCTTACAGAGCGTATCCTTCAGCCGGAGGAGTTCCAAGTAAACTTGGAGTTATGTAAGCAAGACTTCCGTTCAGATTGGGAGGCTATTCAAATGGGATATTCTGCATTTGACTCTTTGCCACCTTCATTCTCTGACTTCCTTATCGGACACGTTTCTGCAAAGGTAGCTCAGCGTATGGAAACAAACATTTGGAATGGTACTAACGCAACTGCCGGTCAGTTCGATGGTTTCCTAACAACATTAGCTGCTGACTCTGACGTTGTAGACGTATCCGCTGCGACAATCACTGCTGCGAACGTTATCGCTCAGTTAGGTGCTGTTGTAGATGCTATTCCTACTACTGTTTACGGTAAGGAAGATTTACACGTTTATATTGCACCAAACATAGCTCGTGCTTATGTTCGTGCTTTAGGTGGTTTTGGTTCTATAACAAACGGAACGGGAGCAACTCAATCCGGTGCAGCCGGTGCTAATGGTGTAAACAACCAAGGTACATTGTGGTACGGAATGGGACAAAACTTGGCTTTCGATGGTGTTAAATTGTTCGTTTGTCCGGGCTTACCGGATAACCGTATGGTTGCAGCTCAGAAAGAGAACTTGTTCTTCGGTACTTCATTGCTTTCTGATATGAACGAGGTTCGTGTCTTAGATATGGCTGACCTTGATGGTTCTCAGAATGTGCGTGTAGTAATGCGTTTTACTGCCGGTATCCAACACGGACTCGGTTCTGAAATTGTATTATACTCTTAATAAGAGAATTTGAATAATAATTAAAGGGGTAGGTGGGTACAATCTGCCTACCCTTTTTTAATAAGAAATAATATGGCGTGTGATTTAACAAAAGGACGTATCGTTCCTTGTCGTGATTCGGTTGGTGGGATTGCAGAAGTTTACTTCGTAGATTACGGAGACTTAGGTAATATCACTGTTGCCGCTGATGATGAGGTTACAGATGCAGACGGTACGTTTAATGCGTATCAATACTTACTCAAGGGCAATAGCTCTTTGACACAAAACGTTACCGCTTCTCGTGAGAACGGTACGGTATTCTTCGAGCAAGTTCTTGAGCTTACCTTGCCTAAGATGAGTAAAGAGGACAACAAAGAATTGAAGTTGTTGGCTTATGGTAGACCTCACATTGTTGTGGTAGACTATAATGGTAATGCTTTTATGATGGGACGTGAGCACGGTTGTGATGTAACCGGAGGTACAGTAGTTACCGGTGCAGCAATGGGAGACTTGAGTGGCTACACTTTATCTTTCTCTGCAATGGAATTGGCTCCGGCTAACTTCATAGCTTCTCCGGCAGCCGGTAATCCTTTCAATGGCTTAACAAGTGCTGTTGAAACTATTGTAGCCGGTACGGACTTCTAAGAGTTCATTGGTTTATAACAAGGGGAGGGCTAAGGCTCTCCCTTTTTTTTGCAAAATACTTTTTACAATCGTTACTTAGGTATGCACATAGTAAGTACAACAGACAAGACAATTAAATTTGTTCCAAGAAAGGTGCAAACAGATTTGTCTATTAAGATTACGGACGAGCAAGAAAACGATTCTGCATTGGAAAGCGTAACCGGTGGTGATAGCGGTAACTTTGTCAAGATTGCACCGACATATACATTCAAAGAAGGAAGGTTTTACTATATTGTAATTACCGGAACTGATGAAGAAGAATTGTATCGTGGTAAAGTTTTTTGTACCAATCAAACAGATTTTGATAAGTTTACGGTCAATGAGAATGTATATACTGAATATGAAAAGGCAAATGCCAATGAATACATTGTAATATGAAGCTACACGCTATAAATCTTGCGAGTTATACGAAGCCCGAAATCATAGAGAGAAAGAATCGTGATTGGGTAGAGTACGGAGCTGACAACGACTACTATCAGTATTTGATAGACCGATTCAACGGCAGTCCAACAAACAACGCCATTATAAACGCTATCAGCGACCTTATCTACGGAAAAGGTATAGATGCTACGGACAGCAATAGAAAGCCCGATGAGTACGCTAAAATGCGTTCTTTGATTAAAGAAGATTGCTTGAGAAAAGTAACGAGTGATTTGAAGTTGATGGGACAATGTGCCTTTCAGATTATCTACACCAAGACCGGAAGGCAGATTGCTCAAGTAGAACACATTCCTATTCAGACTCTAAGGGCTGAAAAGATGAATGAGGAAGGGGATATTGAGGCTTACTACCATTGTGCTGATTGGTCGGAGTTAAAACCGGCTGACGTGCCAACACGCATACCGGCATTCGGTACATCAAAAGAAGCTATTGAGATATATTGTGTCAAGCCATATCGTGCCGGATACTATTACTATTCTCCGGTAGACTACCAAGGTGGTATTCCGTATGCTGAACTCGAAGAAGAAGTAGCAAACTACCATATCAACAACATCAAGAATGGTCTTGCACCTTCGATGATGATAAACTTCAACAACGGAGTTCCCGATGAGGAGGAGCGTATGTTGATTGAGTCGAAGATTAGAGACAAGTTTAGTGGCTCAAGCAATGCCGGTAACTTTATACTTGCTTTCAACGAGAGCAAGGAGTTAGCTGCAACTATTGATGCTGTTCCATTGTCTGATGCACCGGCACAATACGAGTTTTTATCCTCAGAAGCAATGCAGAAGCTAATGGTTGCTCACCGAGTAACATCACCTATGCTTTTAGGTATCAAGGATAATAGTGGACTTGGAAACAATGCGGAAGAAATAGAGACTGCAACGTTGTTGTTTGACAACACGGTTATCCGTCCGTTCCAAAACTTGATTATCAAGGCATTAGAGCAGATTCTTGCTGTAAATAGCATCAATCTTGACCTATACTTCAAGACACTACAACCTCTTGAGTTTACTGACCGCAGTGCAGCGGTAACAAAAGAGGAGCAAGAGAAAGAAACCGGAGAGAAATTGTCTGCACAAGATTGTGGTTGCAAGACTGAACTGAAAGATGACCCTTGTTGGGACGGCTATGTAATGGTCGGATTCAAGGAGAAAGACGGAAAGAAAGTTCCTAACTGCGTACCGGAGGAGAGCATCAATGCTAATGCAGATGCTTTGATTGACTTAGGAGAGGACATAAACCTTGACGAGTGGGAATTGGTAGACGAAAGAGACGTGGACTACGACCAAGAGGAAGCTCTTGACAAGATGATTGGTCTTGCCTCGACCGGTTCTGCCCGTCCTAATGCGAAAAGCTCTCAAGACGGCTCTAACGCTGAAGGAGATAAGTTCTTGGTTCGTTACCAATACTCTCCGCTGAAAGCCGGAGCGAATAGTCGTGAGTTCTGCAAGAAAATGGTCGCTGCGAAGAAGGTCTATCGCAAGGAAGATATCATAAGAATGGAGCAACTTTCAGTCAATGCCGGATTCGGACCTAACGGCTCGAACAATTACTCGGTATGGCTATACAAAGGAGGAGCTCGATGCCAACACAAATGGGTTCGCAAGACCTATATGTATAAGAATGGTGTGAAGCCGGACGTAAAAAGTCCTAATGCTGAAACTATCAGCACTACCAAGGCAAGAGGTAAAGGTTTTAGAGCACCGGCAAACGAGAACAAGGTAAGCGTTGCACCAAACAAGATGAAAAACAAGGGATTCATAAACCCACCAAGTAAAAAAGACATACAAGGAGGAATATAATGGCAACAGCATTATTTATAACACGAACCGACCTTGTTAGAAACACTTTCCTATCGGGAAATGTAGATACTGACAAGTTCATTCAGTTTATTAAGATAGCACAAGAGATACACGTTCAGCAATATCTCGGCTCGAAGCTATACGACAAGATAGCAAACGACATAATAGCTGACTCACTTACCGGAAACTATCAGAGTTTGGTGAATGATTATATTCAGCCAATGTTGATTCACTATGCTATGACTGAATACTTACCTTTTAGTGCGTTTACAGCATCGAATGGTGGTGTGTATAAAAAGACTGTTGAGAACGGAGAAACAGCTACTCGTAACGACCTTGCTTTTTTGATAGAAAAAGAGCGTAATCTTGCCGAGTATTATACTCGTAGGTTTATAGACTATATGTCTTTCAATCAGAACCTATTCCCCGAGTACAATCAGAACGTAAATGACGATATATATCCTTCAAAGGATAGCACTTTTAACGGATGGGTATTATAAAAACATACAAACCAAAAGCTACCAATGTAAAGAAACTCAAGGTTTACTTATCAAAGGTTGCGAAACGAGATAAGCAATGAGTGATTTAGAAGGATACGGTAAAATCTATGATTCTACTTGGTGGGGAGTAGGCAGAGATAACAACATTAGTTGGGGTATTGTCTATGCCAATTTAGGAAGCATTGCACCTCAATTAGTTAGTGCTTTTAAGACTCGTGTAGAGGCTGATGGTGGTAGCGTAGAGAATACTGCTTGTCTTACTACTGATGTTGAATTTCTAACTCAAAACCCTTAACGATATGAGTTTTTACGATGATGCAAGTTTAGTATTCTTACCAAGCGGAGGAGCGGGAAAAGACACTAAAGCGTATAGCATAAAGCCTACAAATGGAGATGGGGACTTCACCTTTTCAAGAGGTTCAAACCTAACGGCTACAAGGGTAGATAGCAACGGACTGATAGAGAAAGGAAGGGAGAACTTGCTATTACAAAGCAATCAGTTTGATACTACTTGGAGGTTTTATGATGTAAGTGTAACAAGCGGACAATCGGGTTATGATGGTTCTACAGATGCGTGGCTTTTAGATATTAGCGGTGGCACGAGTGGACAAAGGATTGAACAATCAATGAGTTTTGGAGGTATTCAAACCTTTAGCGTTTACGCTAAAGCGGGTACATTGAATTGGATTCGTATGAGAGGTTCTTCAAACACTTATTTTGATTTAGCAAATGGCGTTATTGGAGCGGATGGACATATAGATTCCAAAATAGAAAGTATTGGTAATGGTTGGTATCGTTGTTCAGTAGTTACTGAAACATCTACACTTGCAAGGATTTATTTAGCTACTGACGATGGAAATGTTACTCAATCAAGCGGTAGCATCTACATCCAAGATGCCCAATTAGAACAAGGTTTAGTAGCTACGGAATACATTGAATCGGGAGCGAGTACGGGTAAGGCGGGACTATTAGAAAATGAGCCAAGATTTAACTACCCTATTGGTGGTGGTTCACCACATCTTTTGCTTGAACCAAGTAGGACTAATTTAATAGGGCAATCGGAATACATAGATAATGGCAGTCTCATAACGGCTATAACTGCTATAAATAACGATACCCAAAGCCCCGAAGGTTTAGTAAACGCTACACGCTTTAGGTTAGGTGTAGATGAAAGTGCTACAAGACACAGAAAATTATTTGTTTTATCTGCTACAAGTGGTGAAGATTATGCGT